AGCCACGCTGTGCCATCATAGCCCCGATGTTACGAACAGCAGGGGCCGCCCACGGAGGAGCAGGTTTACCTTCTTCAAACGACTTAAATAGTTCGCCTAGCTGATACTGTACAGTCGCTTCTTTACTTACTTTGCCTTGCGCGGCATCTGCAATTGATTTTTCAGAAACCGCACCTTGAATATCCCCTACGACAGATTCTTTAGACAGCTTTCCTTGAGCGGCTAAAGCCTCGGGAGTTCCTACAGTTGTATATGCTTCGTACTGAGCCGCCGATGTTTTTTGAGGAGTAGGTATAGATAACCCCTCCATACTTGCTTGATCAGCAGTTAAAGAAACGTCGCTTAGTCCTACGTCCGTTGTTACTAGCTCATCAGGTTGTACTTCCTGTTTTACAGCAGTAACTTCTGTTCCTGTAGGTAAACTAGGAGCTACAGCATTTCCATCTGCATCTTTAGCCAGACCAGCTTGTTCAGTAACGCGACTAACTAGCTCTGTTGGCTCGGCTATCTTTTTAACAAGTTCTTCTTGTGTTACTGACATATCTTATTACTTCCGCATCTTCATAAGAGCATCGGCACCTTTAACGCCGAAACTCGCTAGAACTCCCGTGTACAGGAGATACTGATAAAATTCTGGTAATTCTTGTAAGGCTTTAAACCCTTGATCTACTCGTTCGAGCATCGACGGGTCATCCATCGCAATAGCCCAGCCAATAAGCCATAGGGGTAGCGTGAGGAGGATGATGAGGTATTCATCTTTCCAAGATGACTTCGTGGCATCTGCCATCGTTGCCTCCCAGTTCGAGTCATTCTCGATCTTCTTGATCTTTGCATTTTGGATCGCCCTCTTTTCTTCTGCCTTACCCTCAACGTATCCCTTCGCCAAATCAACGGCAGGTCCTACGAGAGATCCCAAAATACCTAACATATGTTAATCCTTCTTTTTACCCGCCAATGCTGTAGTGCCGAAGAAAGCACTGACGAGCACGGCGATTGAGGCGAAATAAGTGGGCGCAATGTCTGCAATCAAATTCGCGGCTGTATCCATACCGAAGGCATTAGCAAGAAAAATACCAAATGGATACAATAGAAGACCAAAAAGAGCAAACCAAGCCATCTTACGAATGGAATCACGCTGGGCATCGCTGTCTTCCATCTTGCGACGCATGTCTTCCAGCATGATCTTACGCTCTTCAGCATCGATCACCCCATCCCCATTTAAGTCGTACATCTTTTCTTGATCTGTCATTATGTTCCCTTCTTGTCGCTTGGTATTGGTACACAGGCCATACCCCTTGGGTCTTCTGCGTCTGCCATTATGACCATAGCGTCTTTAAAACAATCCTGTGGGTCAGTATATTCTCTACGTTCAACAATCTGTAATATACCGGGTTGGATAGCTAGGGTGATGATTCCGTATACGAGCCACACCCTACTTCCCCTTCACACTTATGAGCCAATATAGGAAGTAACCGCATATGCCAATAGCAGAAAGGGTGGCCACGGTAACAGCGATACCAATACTCCAGTCTTTAATTTGTCTAGCTCTACGGGCTTTCTTATCGGCAATTCGCTTTCGTTCATTTTCTTTCAGTTGTTTCCTATTGGCTATGAATTTACAGTAATCATCCCAAAGACCTGCACGGCCATTGTAGATAAACATTTGTTTTATTTCAGCTTCTCTCTGGCGTATCTTTTCGAGTTCAAAGAAGCATTCCATGTCACCGTCTTTCGCTTTCTTTTCGATTTCTTCTTTAGCGTCAGCGAGTTTGGTGAGTTGTGGGCCCATTTCACCAACACTTTGGATGTGTCCGGCAAACTCCTTGATAGCCCCAATAGCTTCGTTGGCTATCTTGATGGCGGCTATGGCCTCAAAGATCATGACCGTGCTTCTATGAGTCGGTCAATCTTAGCGTCGAGGGCATCCAAGCGGTCCATTACTCGTTGCATGTCTTCCCTGACTTCGTCTTTCCGTGCGTACTTCTCTGCGATGCTTAACTGACACTGCACGATTTCTTCACGGGTTTTGTTGAGGAGGATTGATAGGCGGTGCAACTCCGTGTGCATCTGTACACCGAACCAGCCCACAATTGCTAAAAGTGCAGAGAGAACAATGTTCCAGAGCATCATATCCATGTGTTGACTTACCACTTTATTTTTCTTAAAATTGAAGGTACGGCAAAAACTTACAAGGATAGCTCGTGCCTTTAAATCCCACAAGTACTCTGCAAGAGCAGATACTTATCCACAAAAACTTACTACCGACAACTCTGTGCGACGAGATCATCGAAGAGTACCGCAACGACTCATTCATTTTTGGTGAGCATCCAACATCTGTTGAACAGCGGAACTTACACGAGTTAAACATCTCTAGCCCAGAGGTAATTAACCTAAAGAACAGCTACGCTAGAAAGCTAATAGACACCAAAATATATGAGTCTCTAGATCCTATCCGGGAATCTCACGGAGAAATTTCCGCTTATCAAGACACCGGCTATTCGTTAAGAAAAATGGAGAAAGGTCAGTTCTACACGGAACACACTGATCAAGGAGCTAGTATTCCTTGGCAGTTGACCTGTTCAATTATCTTATCCGATCAGTATACTGGCGGCGAGTTCTGTTTTTTTAACAGGGCTCTTTGCTATCAACTCGAGAAAGGAGACGCCATTTCCTTTCCCTCCAACTTTATGTACCCCCACGAGATATCTGAAGTAACATCTGGTGTTCGATACGTAATCGTTACTTGGTTTTATTAACTATGAAAATTGTTTACTACACTTGTAGCACAGGTCCTGAAGATGGCTTCGTACCAAGTATTAAAGAGCAACTTCCCGAAAACCTAGAGGCTTTTTATCTTCACGACGGTCATATTGATGTCGAGCAAGATAAGGGGTGGAGTTACATCAATCTTCAGGATGTATCTGGGTGCCCCGCTACGAGCTTTCCGCTACGTCAACGATTTGGAAAGATGCTACCGCATTTGTTTTTTCCTGACGCTGACTACACAATCTATCTAGATCAGAAGTACTACCTACACCGTAGTTTTTTTGAAACTCTTCTTAATCTAATCAAGGAGAATCCTTCAAAACACTTTTTAGTGCCTAAACATCCCGACAACAGAACTTTCTTTGAGGAGCTACTATTCCCTTTTACAACGGGGATGTTCTCTTATGAGTACACTCGAGAGGTAGCTAATCGATTTCATCAAGCTGGAGCAAACCCAGAAAACTTTATCTCGACTCTGGCTTGCTTATTGGTTAGAAAGAACAGCCCAGAAATCATTGAGGCTAACACCCGGTGGTACGATTTAACTAAAGGCTTGTACGGGGAAGGTCCGTTGCGCGATCAACTTACGCTTCCTTATTCTGGGGTGCCCCTCTCTTTAGTTGAAAACTATCTCGAGATACAACAAGAAACTGGAACCTTACTTTATTACCCCACAACTTCTCGTCACTGCGGACAACCAGACATTGATAAGAAGTCTGATTTACTAAATGAACTTAAAAGTTTATGGTGTCGGGTCAGCTAATGCTTCTTGTTCAGCAACCCAAGCCAAGTATGCATCGTGCGTTGTTTGCCATAAATCAACAGCCCACTGAAAATCATCTAAAGACGTTATACTTTCGTTGGCAGTAATGTTGCCTGTAGCAGGGTCTCGACGCTCAATATCTCCATAAGTATTGTACCATTGCACAGCATGGATAGTACTATCTAGCTGATTTGTGTCAATGTCATTATAGAAAACACCGTCTTTTCCTAGCGTTATTTGGTTATCTTCTTCGCGTATAATTATAAATCGCATCTTAAATCCTTATGTAAAATAGTACCAGCCGGTCGCAATAAACTTATCTTCTGTGTACACGGGGTTACCCCGATGAGTGTGCGTCCAAGACGCTGGAAAGAGCACAACGGAACCTTTTTTTGGTTGTATAGTTTCACCTTGCTCTATGAACTCAGTAGTTCCTTCTCCCGGTGGGGTGTCGTTTAGATAGATCATCCACACTAAGATTCGCGCCAAACTTCCATCACGCCCGCTTTGTTCACAGTGCCAATGATGAAAGCCACCTTTCGGTGGGGTTTTTTGAACTTTTACGCAATGACTATAAAATTGATGGTGTCCAATACTTGGATATTTATCCGTGTAAAGTGTTAGAGCCTGATCTAAAACGACGTTAACTTCACTAGCTAAATTAGGAGCAGATATTTCAAAATAAAAAGACGCATCTTTTCTACGTTGCAATCCACCATTTGCTTCTGCACCTAAGCAAGCGGATGAAGTTTCTTCTAGTTCTTTAAACCTCTCAATCAAACGATCACATAGCCCATCAGGAGCTAAATTTTCGTAAACAGAGATAAAGTTTCCATTGACCATACTTAGAACTTAATTGCGTACCTAACAGCGGTGTAAGGCTGTACTGTGCTAATACTACCTGATGTAACGTTACCAGATTTTGAAACCGTTCCAGATTTTGAAACTGCAATGTTATCAGTAACTGTGATGTTATCAGAGACTGCTTGGTTGTTCGTCAAACTAGTCGCTAAGTTACCGGCTGTTACGGCGATATTGTCACTTACTGTAATGTTATCGGAAACAGCCAAATTGCCTGCACCGGGAGCACCAGTCATACTTCCGCTTAAATTATGGCTTCCGCTGTGGTTGTGCGCACCGCCACCACCTGTGTTTTGAATTTTGTTAGCCTGAAGATTGTTTGGTTCAGCCACCCCAGACCGATAATTTATGTTGTTGGATGAGGGGCTTACACTACCTTCGTTACCCGATGGATAAGCGTTTAACGTGTGGCGGTGAGACGGCATAGTACTCGTGCTAATTGTGGTATTACCAATACCTACGTTACCCGTTACTGATACAGCCAAATTACCTGCGCTTGGAGCACCGGACAATGCCGCACTACCAGACTTAGACGCAGTTCCTGTTTTTGTAGGGTTACCCGTAATACTAGCAGACACCGTTCCAGAAAGTGACGCGCTACCGGACTTAGCCGCAGTACCCGACTTATTAACCGCGATGTTATCAGTAACTGCAATGTTATCAGTTAAAGTCGGAGTTGCTGAAGCAGAACCGCCTGTTGCTCCCTCATTGTATGTACTTCCGTCACGACCAATCGGCACCTTGCCTGCAAGATCAGGAACATTAAATGTAGTAGAGCCATCTCCGGCACCGTATGTAGTGCTTACTACCGCAAACAGAGCCGCGTAAGTTGTACGACTTACCGCCGCACCATCACACAAGAGAAATCCTGCCGGCGTACTAGCGGCGGAAAAAGGAATAATCGTACCTACTGGAGTTCCCAGAGCGGCCGCACCTTTAATAGATTGATAAAACTGAGCCATAATGTTATACCTCTAAGAGTCTCCAGCCATATGTTGAATTTGAGTAAGCGAGAGTAAAACCTGAGTTGTCTGTCGCAACAGTCAAGTCGGCCGCAGTACCCATGATGTTTTCACTGTTACGGCCAATAGTGATGTTGTTGGTAGAAGCATCCCCCAAGTCAACAATCCGTACCGTGTCGCCAATTGAGGGAGACGCAGGCAGTGTTAGGGTGATTGCCGCTGTGTTGGAGTCCACAAAATAACCCCGGTTAGCCGCTCCGGTTGTGCTTGATGTAATGACCGACCACTGTAGTGTTGCATCTGCAAACGTCAGTGTTCCCGCTCCGTCTGTTTGCAAAAACTGGTTAGCCGATCCGTCTGACACATTAAGACGCGCAATATCGACCGAGTTGTCCGCGATTTTAGCGGCGGTAACTGCGTCATCTTTAATACCGTCAGTGTCAATCTGCGGCCCCTCACCAGTTGATCCATCATGTGAGTGTCCTGTGGATGCGTTGAACGCGGAGACAATCGCGTCAAACTCACCGTCGAGATCACTCGCGTTAATTACGTTACCATCAGCAATGTTATTGCCGGTATCGTTACGAACGTATCCAGTTCCCATATTATTTTACCTCCGGCCGTATTGACCGTATTGGATTACTATCGAGTCTAAAGAAAACGGCGGATCAGTCGAGACTGAACTAAAATTAAACGCCGCTACAAAGCCTGAACCTGTAAGCTGTTCATCGAACACAAACTTTAGGTTGCCCCCACCAAATGATTCGCTACCATAGGTTGAACTACCATAGATGGAAGCTGTTGTGGACGTATTGCTGATCGTTATGGTATCAGGCTGTACGACTCCCGTTTGGTTAAAGTCGAAGTCCACATCAATGTCACAAGCGAAACTCCCCTGTGGGTCAACGAAGAGTTTCATTTTGTAGATATTCTTGCGGGTTGTTGGGTCAGTGATGGGCAGATACGGGGTCTTGTACGTTGCTACGATGTTTTCACCATCGAAACTATTACCCGCCTCCATCTTGTACACGTACCCATCAACATTGGCAAAAAGCACTGTTTCAGCAGTACCTGTGTACTCACTGTGGGCGACCCGAGCGTTAATGCCTCGAGTCTCCGCCCACGCCATGTCTTGGCCGCCCTGCTGTGCAAACTGTGTGCCAATAATTCCACGGGCCGCATCGTTGGTAAAACTTGTGTTAAACCCGAAGATTCTGTACTGCGACTTTTCACGAATTACGATACTTGAGAACGACTGTGACTGTTGTACGATCTGAGTAACTTCTGTCTGAATTATCTTCGATACAACACCAAGCCCGAAGTCATTGTTACGCTCTGTGGCACTCAGGAGTCGTAAGCCGTCGGGACCCAAGAACATGAGGTCCCCGCCAATCTCTTGTACTGTGTCGGAACTGATTACTCCGAGGTCACGTGTGATGGGCTG